AAAATGCCCTCGGAACCATCTACCTTGAGAATGCCGTCCCGACCAAGGCATGTGGTTTGTTCACCGATGATTGCGGAGAACACAGTTGCCGCCTCTTTCCACAACGCTGATATTTTGGGGTAGGTTCGGCGATATGTATCAATGATGCGCTTCGCCTCATCCTCAGATACCTCCACTCCAAAAGTTTTGAGTTGCGTTCTAAACTTAACCGCACCCATACCATACCCAGCCCCAAGTATCGTTGTTTTGCCGACGAACCGTTCATCCTTAGTGATCGCCTCAATCTTCTTGCCATAGATAGCCGATGCCATGATTTTGTATACATCTTCGCCCCTTTCAAATGCTTCCACCAAATCGTCCTGCCCAGCCAGCCACGCCAACGTACGTGCCTCAATCTGTGATGAGTCCGAATCAATTATCACCATGCCAAACGGCGCGAGCATAGACTTCTTCAGCGGGGATGTGCGTTGTAGATTCTGTAAGTTGATCTTGTCGTCGCCGCCCCAGCGCCCAGTGTGTGCGGCGTAATAGCGTAGGGGTACAGGCATTGGGCCTCGGGAAGCAATCCCAATGAACCGCTCGGTGCGGGTCTCTTCAATAGTTGACTTCGTTCCCAGCCGGGCCGCAACTACTGCTTGTACTGCGGTATCTTCATGTTCCAGCAGGGCCTTGAATGCCTCATCCGTCTTAGAGAATGCATATGTCTGCATACCTGTAGTTGGGCTCTTCTTCATGGGCGGCTCAACACCAAGGGACACGAGCAAGTCGGCGAACTGGGGGTTGCTCATCAAGGTGTCTTTATTGAAGTTTTTCAGTACCTCTGCCTTGCGTACCTTCTCCAACATAAGGTGTGTATCCAACACACGCATATCCAACTGCAACACTGGCTCGGTGAACATACGGATGGTCAGGTCAATCAGGCGTAGCTCAACCTTTGGAAAGCCTTGGCTCATCAAACCAAACAAGTCCCACGTTAACTTCACATCGTTCTTGCAGTAGTCGCCGTATCGTGCCAAATCTCCCTTGAGAAAGTCTTTGCGGAACTTATTGATAGCGTTGACAACTTCATTACCCTTGACCCCAATTCCATAGTAGGTCGCTAAGACCCCTAGACTGCCGCCTACCTGAGTACCGTGTAACGCTCGCGCCATGCTCAGCGTGTCCAGCCAACCCTTGGGTGTGATGCCGTATATCCAATTCAGGATGGCTCCGTCAAACACTGCGTTGTGCGCCAGCGCAAGGGAATTCCCCCAGTCATACTTTTGGAGGAACTGGTACATGGCTTGGTGGTCGCCGCTGAACCACTCCGGCTCGCCATCGTTTACCTGTACTGCAACACCGATAACTTCAAAGCGTGGGTCGCGGATGTATTCCTCAGTGGTCTGCTTGGCAAACCCAAGGTCACCGCCGTAGGCTGTTTCAAAGTCGATTGTTATTATGTTCATTGTTTCATCAGTTGGATAAGTTGCTCTAAATATTCGAGTTGCTCTTCGGCAATGACAGCGGCTGTGCCACCGCATTCTTTTATCTCTCGGATGTTTTTGTCTTGTAGTGCTGTGGTCGTGCCTTTGCCTGCCTTAGCTTCAATAGCAAGGAAGTTTCCGTTGACACAGCATAGAAAATCGGGGACTCCTGAATTGCCGTAGCCAGTGCCGATGGGCATGGCGTAGTAGACACCGTTGTCTTTCAGGATTTTTTTAATCTTGGCCTTGACCTTGGCCTCGGGGGTTGCCGCCACTAACTACTCCAATTTATTTTCAAGCGGCGATAATAACACATTGCTGGACAATGTCAAGCACAGACGTAAAAAAGCCGCCCGTAGGCGGCTAGGACTTACCCTAACATTTGTTAGGTGCGGTCAGGAAGATTGTGCAATGGCTCGTTCAATATACCATTTGGCTTTCTCCAAGTCTTGCTTGCGGTTGCCCTTGTGGTCGGCTCGGCTGATGTACTTCACAGCGTTGCCTAAGTGATAGGATAAATCTTTCGCCTCGATGAAGTCGATAGTTTCCATACCACCTACCTTGTAATGGGCAGGGTGATTCACTGGGTCGGCGGCTGGCTCTTTCATTGTTATCGGGGTGTTGGTTGAAACGATTCCTATGTTTTTCCATTCTGACTTCCATTCCGACCCACGCTGTACTTTGCGGCCTTCGGTAAGTTCGTGTACGGCGTCTGATACCATCTTATCCATGCTTTTCTTAGCCATGTAAGCGGTTTGGTACGTCGTATTGAACTTCTTGGCTACTTCGGTAATCGTAGCTGTTGGGTTAACTACAAAATACTTGCGCATCTTTGCGGCGCGGCTGGTTTTCTTAGTTGTTGCCATTGTTAGCTCCTTGCTGTTGGCGGTTTACGTACTCGGTAAGAATTTCACGGATTTTGGCTTGCTTTGAATACGGATGGTGGGTGTTGAAGTAATCCATCACCTCCCTTGGTAGTCGCAAGCTCGTATTAAAAAGGGTTGGCTTCTTACTAGGGCCTCGTCCTTTTCGTTTTTTAATTTCCTCGGTCATTTGCTTTCCTTTCAAACCTACTGTCTTTCAAAAACGCTCTTAACCATTTAACTTTGCCAAGCTTTACCCATTCGTCGTATTCGCTCTGTGTTACTTGGGCGCTTATGCTTCTTCCGTTCTTGGTCAGTTCACGTTTTTTTGGTTTTAACACTTTCTTTTCCCTTGCTGTAAATAAGTACTTGTTTCTTTTCGTTCAGTTTGTCTGCCGCTCGTTGGCTCGCAAGCTGACCCGCTCTAGCCCCGCTTGCCATTTGCTTCATCTTTACGTCACTAGAAAAAACACTTGGTCCTCGCCAATCAAATGCGTTCTTCATCTGCGGCTTTCTGATGGTACGGTGCGTGTTCATCAAGGTAGTCCTTGAGTAACTTCAAAAACCCAACCTCTACGCAAGCACGTATTTCCGCTGGTTCAAAGTCACAAATGATGGTCATTGTGCCGTTCTCGTTCTCAACAATTTCTTTCACTACCATGCTTCTCTCCTTCTCTCTTGTTTAAAAAAATTAAGCCGCATTTGGTGCATTTCCAAAGCAACCCCTGCTCTACTATCACTTTGCGTTGCCCATGCAAGCCACGCAACTTCCCAAAAAATGTTTTGATTTCCTCAAGCATTGTGTTTCCTCCATCTTCTACACAAATCTTTTGCCGCCTTGCTCTTTGGTTTCCTGTCGCACATGCCGCTGATTGATTTCTCTTTTGCCTGTACCTGTAACTGCGCTGGTGTAAGAGGCTTTGGCGGCTCAGGAAAGAGCCCGTTGTATCCAGTTACAGATAGCACAGCACTGAGAATGAGTCGGTCAATCATGCTTGTCCCCTTGCTCTTATTTTTTCCACGTACTCAGGCAAAAGCCACGGCTCTACCATCTGAGCAACTGCTTCACGTTCTTTGGCGGCTACCAGTTTGGCAAAGCGTTCCAAGAACTTGATGTGGTATTTTTCGGGATACTCGCCACTGACGTAGTAATCAAGGGGCGACTCAAATCTGAATGTCGTAGTCTCTTGAATCGTGCTGTGATTGACCCACGTTGTTACTTGTCCGCCAGCCTGTCTAGCCATCTCAATGATTTCATCTTGTGTCATTCGTCATCTCCTGCATGTTCAAACAAACGTTGCCTCAGCCGTTCGATTCGGCGACTGTTGTACTTGATGGCGGCATCTGCATACTCGGCGGCAGTCTCGGCTTCCAACTTACGCAGATATGCGTCCTGTAGCTCCTTGTCTATTACCTCGTAGATAGTCCTTGGTCTAAGAACATCTTTGATATATTTGATTGTTGTTTCTCTGAATGTCATGTCTTCTCCTTCAAATAAAACTCCATTGCAATGCGGTATGGGTTAAGCATTGGAAGCAAGCGATTGGGTTGGTGTTTTGGGTCATCAGAGTAGTAATAGTATTTTGGCTTGCTCTCATCTACGCTGGTAACAACTGTCCCATCAACAACGTGGTGATACCTTGTTTCATCAACCCGAATGGCGTAGCCCTCTGCCCTTGCCACAGCCAACTTCAACTCAATACTTCCAATAGGAACATAGTTCTTAATGGTGTCGTCTTTTTCAATCATGCCTCCCTCGCTTTCATCATTGCGTCTGCGATTTCGTAAGCCGTCTTTGCAAGCTGTTCGTAGGATGAACCCACGCTTGTCCTTAACATAGCCTGTGCCGCAAAGTAGTCCCGCAAGGTCATGCCATAGGTGCCCTCCCGAATGTTCCCTGTTGGAAATGCTGGTTGTATTTCGTTCATGTGTTCTTATCCTTTAGTTTGGCTTCAGTCCAACGCACTGCGTATTCACGATCTCCAGTCGAACATTCTCCAGTTACAGGGTCAACATAGCTTTCCCAACAAGCCTCGTGAAACTCCTCTGGGGTCAGCCCTACCCATGTGCGCTGTGGTTTGTCCAACTGCGCTTTAACCGCATCCTTCTTAGCCACACTTCTGCGCTCAATCTCGTTGAATGCTTCATCTTCTTCAGTCATCATCGCCTCCGTTCTGCATAGTGAATATCGCCCAACCAATCATGGCGCATATAAAGACAAACAAAATAGCGCCCAGTGCCAGCATCGTTGCCATTAAAAGAATACTTGTAATTGCTTCTAACATTTGTTATGTCTCCTCTACTACCACTACAAACACCTCGTCATTGATGCGGCAACCTACGTTGCTTACGAATGCCTCGGCTTCCACAAGTTTCAACATACCTAACTTACCCCGCATGTCTTCGGGGAGCGTATTATTATCATAAAGTTGGATAGCGTCACCTATTTTCACTAGGTACTTACCATCATCCTTAATGACTAGCGCGGTCTTGCCGTTCTCGAATTGGCTTTTAACCTTATCGATAGTTAGCATCTCCTCACCTATACGTTCATACTCTGCTTGTGCTTTATAGATTTTGATTTGCTCGGACTCTGCCATTGTTTTAATATGCTCAAGGAACAAAGAAAAGCCAGTTCCCATGATGAACTTATGGGCGGCGGTTTGTATAGTGTTCGCGTGGTCGTACTTCTCTCTGTCTTTCCTACGCGCCTGTTGATGGATAACTCCACTTGCATCTTTCATAGCCTTATCAATACGCTCACTCGGCTTGAGTTTGAAGAACATCTTCTTGGCTTTCAGAATAGCCTTATCCGCATCCGTAGTCTTGTACCCACCACGGCGCACTCTGTCCTTACCAATACGCTCGTTGGAGATTTGGATTACATAACTCCGTCCGTGGTACTCCTTACTGATAGTGCCTAGCTCTTCGCCAGCTTCCATCACTTTGAACCCTGTTGCCTTGAGGCTCTGCGGCTCAGTAGCGTTATCGTATTGAGTTGACACCATCACAAATCGCCACAAAGGATTCAGCACGGCCAGTCGTTGGACAACTGGGTCTATTAGCTTATCCACACTCTTTAACTCCCGGGTGCTACCCGCGACGTCCTTTGCCGTTTTCGGGTCAAGCTCTACGTTGTTCAGTTCCAATGTATTCATGTCTGCTCCTAACAAATGTTATGTTCTTACCAATCGAAACGCTTGAGAATCTCATCCACCTTGGACTTCAATTCAACACGTGCAGGGGCGTGTCCCTTGAGGTCTTCAATGTCTGCGCCCAACATAGTCATCTCCAACTGTCTACGTGCTTCCTCCAACTTGGGGTCGTTGGTCACGTTCAGCTTGGTCAACAAACTACATAGCTCTATCGGGTTAGATATAAGCGTGTCGTGATATCGCTTCTTGGAATCTCCCTCCACATCAGTCAACTTCTCGGATATGCCTACTAACATTTCGTGCAGTCTGTCCCACGGCTCGCGCATAGCCTCGGCTAACTTGTTGTCTTGTTGCTTCAGGAACTCAGCTCGCATCTCCTCCAAGTCATACGCAGGAATATCTAAGCGAAAGTCGCCCGCCTCGGGCACGGGTTTAACTGCGCGACGAAATCCGAACTTCAACTTCACATCTTCCAACTCAGGGTAGTCCTCGGCTTTGTACATACTGCCTAAGTTAGTAGGTGCTTCGACAACAAGACGCGGGTACTCGATGTAGAAGTTTTGGCACATCATGTTGAATGTCTGCTCGAACCCATTCATGGTCTGCTTGTAGTCCATGAACAACGCAGTCGGCAACATACGCTCGCCCTTATCCGCCCAAGGTAGTGTGTGCTTGTTGTGATACAGGCGAACCCTCGCGGCAAAATCTGAGATGTCTTTGCGTAGTGACGTACCCGCAAACAGATTCTTCTTGGTCTGACTCGCACCTTTGACTGCTGATGCGTCTGTGTTCACCTTGTCGGTGATTTCCCTGTCCAACTTGGACGCAGGCCATACGCTGATATTCAACTCCACTAATAACGCTGATGAACTAATACTCATTTGATTTCTCCTTTGTATAACAATTTGTTAGTTCTTGATGTGGATGGTTTTGCCGTTGCCAGCTTCGCCATCAAAGTAATCGCCGACAATGCACCACAACGTAGGTGCAGTCCACTCGCTACCCCAGTCATCGCCCACCACACCATCGGTCAAGATGATGACGCACTCAGGCTTGATGTTCTTCTCTTTGAGGTACTCGGATACACAGCTTGGGCTTGTGCCCCCGCCATCCTTGGGTCGAGTCGAGTTAATAATGTTGGCGGCTTCGCCATCACCATAAGTCTCATGCCCTACCACCGAACTACCCCAGTACAGCAAGTCCACACACGCAGGGTTTACTTCTTCCGCAATACCCTTAACCTCGGATAAGAACTCGGACAGCTCAGCATCTCCCACCGAACCCGATGTGTCGATAGCGATTACCAAGTGACCTACCTTCTCACCGATAAGCGATGGCATGTAAACGCCTGTGGATAAGAACCTACGATTAACCTTGCGCCATGAAGATGCGTCCTTGGAATTGCAGATTGATTTCACAAAGTCACGCAGTACCTCACGCCAATTAACCTTGGGCTCGAGCAAGTCGGCAAGCTCTCGGTCGAGTCCACCTGCTCCGTTACCTGTAAGCTTCTGTTGTGCCATCACGCCTTGGCGTATCGCTTGGTCAATCTCACGCTCGAGTTCTTTCTTCTCCTCCTCGGTCATGTCCGTGGCATCTTTCCAATCATGGTCATCAAACTCACCTCCGCCACCATCGCCGCTGCCGTCTTCCCCCTGCTCTTGCTTGAGTATGTCGAACACTTGCTTGGAGTTCATGCCACGGAATCGCTCGTCAACAAAGCCCATCGCCTTACCCGCCATCGGATGCCCATTTGGATAGCGAGGCATCGCAATGACTGACTCGGTTGGGTCGAGGTCTTTGAGCATGAGATTAATCACGTAGTCGCAAGCTCGGTTAGCCAGCCTGTGGTTCTCGTCATGTAACTTCTTCCATGTGGTGAGGTGTCGATACATCTTGTGTCCGTTCTCATGGGCTACCAAGAAATTCAACTCCTGCTCACGCAAGTCTTTAACGAACTTGCGTCCGTACCGCTCGTCTCGTCCATTGGTGCACGCCGTTGGAACGTCATCCACTACGCTAGTACGCCCAACCATCAACACGCCAGATAGCAATGCGAACTTTGGGTTACGCATCAGCGTAATCTTTGCCTTCTGTACCTTACGTTCTTCTAACATTTGTTATGCTCCTTCGTTTAACATGTCACATACTTTCCTACACACAGTCTCGTCCTCGTTCTTGAACACGGTGTTCCATGTCTTAGCCTCCTTCACGCACCAACCCAAGACAATTATTTCGTTATGCCGATTGGTCGCGGTTATCCACTGCACAAAGTAGGGACTGCCCGAACTCCCCCCCACTTTGTCGTAGTCAATTTTTGTTATGTCCGTAATCTTCACAGCAAGTCTTGGTTCTTTGCAACCCAGTCGGCGAACGCCTTGGCGCTGAACGCAATGCTCTGCTTCTCCTTGGACTTGGCGATGTTGATAGCGAACACAGCTTGCCACTCGGCATCGAATCGTTCCAAGTACTGCATGAATGGCGCAATCGTGTCCTTGTCAATACGACTGATAGCACCAAACACCACAATCGCACACGCCCCCGGACTTGTAGGTATCTTCGTATGCTTAGGGTCTTTGATGGTTGCTTCCCACGTTGGGAGTTGGTCGGCGAACTCAATGTAGGCTTGCATGTCCCGCGCACCACTCTCACCGATAGCACCAGTCAACGCCGCAATCACAGCATCAGGGTCGTTTTGTTTACGCGTCCGGATAATGTTGCTTGCAGTTTCTAGAGAACGTGGAGACACGAACGCTTTCTGTGGTCGCTTGGGGTTGTAGATGTATGGGTTGTCGCCGTGTCCATCTAGATAGCTAGCCAACACATGGGGGAATCGGTTAACCCACGCACACACCTCGGGCTCGATACCCTTGGGGATAGCCCAGTTCAACCATGCTTCAGCGTCCGGCTTGGCAATCGTTATCGGTACTAAGCGATTCGCACTATGCGCTTTCAATGAGTCGCCCACGCCATCGGTACTTAGGTTACCAGTCAGAAACACGATGGTCTGTTGGTCGCCGTTGCTTGGCAGGGGTATGTCACCGAGTCGGGGGTTGGCTTTCTCGAACATGGGGTGAAGCATATTCTTCACAGGGTCAGCACCCTTGGTGTACTCGTCGAGCATGATGACTAAGGGTTTCTTCTCATGCAGTTTGAACCGAGCATTCGGGTAATACCTAGTGGTCTTGGTATCGTGGTCGATGACCGGCATTGCAATGTCGCCCAAATCCATATTGGGTACGTCAATATACGCATAGTCATATCCAAGGTCTGCGGCGATGGCTTCAAGCATTGAACTCTTACCAATTCCGGGCTCGCCTTGTAACAGGAATCGAGTCTCGGGGTTGGTACGAATCAATGCGGATGCTTGGGCAAGGGTAAGGGATTTACCAAATCTAACTTCTGACATATCTAACTCCTCTGATGCGCCTAACATTTGTTAGGACTTGTTGAACAAACTGACACACAAAAACATTTCTTTTTCAACTTATATTATACCACATTGTTATGGATAAAACAAGTACTTGGTCGTCGGTCATGACCAGCTTTGA